GAAAGAGTTCCACTAGAAGTCGTCTGCTCATCATAAGAAGAATATGGTACTTCACCAGGTGGGAGTGCACTCTTAATCGTCTCATCAAAGTTCCACTTAAAAACAATTTTCAGATGAAGTTCCTCATATTTCTGAAGAACTTCAACCTTTTTTGCTTTTGATCTCTGCTTACTTGCCAGATCAAGAACTTCAAACACAAGTGGTTGTTTAGGCAGATCGAGTGATGCCACCTTTACAGTTCTAGGTTTTTTAGGACTCGTCTTCGTCGCTTCCTTCTTCGTTGTAGTCATAATAGTTTTCAAAGTTAAATGCAATCACCTCATCTGGAATTAAGTTTCCTTGTTCGTCAAACATTTCGGGGTGAGGTCTTGGTACTTCCCGATAGTTCATCATATATTCTCTAGCAGTCCAACCTCCAATCAGTCCCACTACAAGAAACAATACGGTTAAAAAAGAACCGAAAACTAAACTTACTGCTAACATGGGTCTTACCTCGGAGAACTACTTTTCTTCCTTATGTTAAAGGAAAATTCAAAATTGATAGTTACTTCCCTCTTGAAGAAGCAAACCATCTTTTCAAATCTTATTTGAAACGATTTTGGTCTCTTCTTCCCTCCATTAAGTAGTAAATCTACTCCGCGATTGGAGCAGGTCTTAGATTTATTTATGCTAAGTTCAGAGGAGTTTTTCTTCTCTGAGAAATTTGATGGTGTCAACGCATCCTCCTAAATTTTTACCGTCACATACGACCTGAGGAAAAGTAGATCCCTCTCCAAAAATAGAATAGAATTCTTGTCTGGAGTAATCTTGATCTAGAGTGTTAACTGAATAATCACAATTCACTCTACTCAAAACCTCTTTTACTTTAACACAGTATGGGCATCCTGCCTTTGAGTAAACCTTAAATTTCATTAATCAAAAAAGAATATGTGGAAAAGTCTAGAATCTTCCTTTGTCTGTCCAAAGTATTCTGATGCTGCATGAATGTTCTGAGCATCAAAAATAAAGAGTCTATTAAACACATTACCAATAGAATCAACTAAATCAAATTTAGTTCTGTCGTAAAATCCACCAGAGTAAATTTGATCATTGAAGTTCGGATCACCTGTTCTTCGTGCGCCATTCTTATGAGCATACAAAGAAGTTCCTGTGCTGTATGGAGCATCAGGATTCAAGTATAACATAGCTGCCCATGTCTGTCCATCGTTATGATAAACAATAGGATCTTGTGAAGTGCAGAATTGAAATCTACCACACATCCCATGAGATTCCCACTCACGGATCTTAATACCCATGATTCTTTCAAACGCTTCCTTTGTCCCAGGAACAAAGAATTGTTCAATACTGCGACTACCTTTAAAATATTCAATCTCAGGTTTAAACTCCTGCTTCAGAGCATAGTCCCTTACGGCATATGGATCAGCATAGAAGTTGTCTACTACCCAAACAGTCTTCTGTGGTTGTCTATTAATTGTGCTTACCGGAATGTACTTCATGATGTTTGACAAGCAAGTTGGTGAAGTTCTTTCCCATAATTACCAGAGTCAATATAGAAACTATTATTAACCAGGAAGTAACATTGTGGGAACGGGAGTTTACGCTCTGGATCTATAAGACGTTCAGTTTGATATCTCATGCTTTCAAAGTCACCAATATCCCTATAACATTCTGCCAGTCCTACAATATGCTCATTTCTGATATTACAGAATGGTTCTGCCAACATATAACTTTCAATAGACTTTTCATATTCTCCCATCAATTTATACATCTCACCAATACAATAAAGACTGTAATATGCCATCTCATTTACACCACCCGTGTATCCTTTTGCATCATAATCAATCGTATGATTCATCCAAGATTTAAAGTAAAAGATCGCTCTTCTGGCATATTCCTTTTGTTGTTCATATCCAAGAGGAAACACTGTAGCATATGAAGCATCAAGATAACTTTTAGCAACATACCAGAAGTGATACGTGTCGGTGAGTAAAGTTCCTTCACGAATATGTTGCTCTTCTAGTTTTAAAGAATCGCTAATATATTTGGTCGGTATAGTGTAACTTTCACCATCCCAAGTTCCCATTTGACGGAGACCTCTTGGAAGATTGACTCGCTGGAAGTCTTCACCAACTCCTTCAATATCACAAACAATACATTCATGTGCCACATCATGTTTGAAGTGCCACGGAAGACGTGCGTTCCACATCCAAGCACGATAGTAAGTGCATCCAGGATTCTCTGCCGTGATATGAAATGACTGAATATTAGTATCATCAATCAATGACCAGTCAAAGTCATCATCAACTTCAAGATATTCATCACAGTCCATCTTAAGAATCCAATCACATCCATGATCATGGTTCAAACAAGTTTGTAAGAGATGGTCTCGGTTCCAACCAAAACCAACCCAACCCTCTTCACACTGATAGTAATGTCCGGGGATACCTTTCTCTTCAAAGAAGTCCTTAACGATTTGATCTGTGCCGTCAGTAGATCCATTGTCCTGAACAACCCAATAATCAATATATTGATAACACGATTCAAGCATTCTACGAATCACTTTAGATTCGTTCTTAAACATCGTGATCATTACAATTTTGGTTTTCCTTTCCATAATTAAACCTCGACAACCATGATAACATCATCAAATCGTTTCCTATCAGTTCCTCTATGATCATGTAGAGATATACGATAGTTAGATCCATATTGTGGATCAAATATTGAATGAACTTTATTAATTAATTTAGGAACCGTTTCAAAAGATTGAATATCTTCAATGATATACAATCCTCCCTTCTTGACATTTCTTAGATACATGTCCAATCCTAGCAATTGAAACTCTTCTTCGTGTGGGCCATCATCTATGATGATGTCAAATCCGTCTGGATTTTTGCTCATCAAATACTCAAGTGCTTTCTCAGAATAAGCATCAAGAAGTTGATAATCAATCCTATCTTGATTGAATTTATTCGAGACGACTTTTGGAACATTATCATTAATATCCAACCCATAGATTTTCATTTTACTGAAGTAATCTTGCCATATCAGCATAGATCCACCATTGTAAACACCAATCTCTAACATAGACCCTTCTTTGTCAGCAAAGGGTTCTAAAATTTTATCATAAATTTCAGAATATGAGTGAACATTTGCCTTATCAGTGTAAAATTTCGCTGTTTCTCTGGAGTGTTTAGCACTGATGCCATTCATACTTCTTTCCACTGTGGTAGACATTTCTTTAAATTTTTCCGATACATTATTTTGATATTCTTTCCATTGATCTTCACGAAGAACTTGAAATAACTTATCTTTCAATTGATCTCTCTCAACTTCAATGATTAAATCCTTGAAGTTATTGTATTTACTTTTTTCACTAACAACACACTTCCCATTTATCAGCGCATAAAAAAGTCGTGTTTGTTTCTGAACTTTATTCTCTTCACTTGTATGAAGATCTAAAATTACTTTTGCCCTAGAAATATAATCATCTAACTTTTTACCAGTGACATTCCATAACATCACCAAACTTTCTTCTTTAACACCGATGTAAGGACTAGAAATCTCTCTAAGAGTTTGAAGTCTGTGTGGCAAACTTTGGTCTCCATAAAATAAAATATCAATATCTAACTCATCTTCAGGTTTGTTCTCAATTCTCTTGAGTTTCTCCGAATATAAAAATGGTTTGTAGTTTGCTTCTATACCCTGACGACTTAGATAATTCACATTATCAGGGTCGTAGTCCCAAATTTCATCGGCACCTTCCATATGACTGATGATTTTTTCAGGAGTATGCCAATGATTTTCATGGAGAGGTTCAAGTTGATAAACGATATATCTTTTTGCTCCAGGATTAGACTCTTTTATTTCTTTGACAGTTCTTTCTGTACAAGCTCCAACAATAAGACAATCATCCTCATCAATATGTTTGGAATAATTATCTTCAATCATCATGATAAGATCTCTCCAATGATCCTTCATGAAATCTAGATAGACATATTTTTGAAATTTTCTTACATTACTCCGTATTCCATAGAAGTATAAATCTTGAGGATACTCTGTTCTCGAATCAAACTCATAAGTATCAAAGTAATCTTCAAATATTATTTCATCAGTAAAATTACCTTCATCCAGATTCCTATAATAATCCCTATCAGGAGTTAAAGGAGAATCTTCAGGTGTGGTCCTAGTAGTTCCATGTTCCTCTCTACCATGTGTGGCACAGGTGAAAAAAACTAATCCACCAGGTTTACACATACGCATCATGTTTCTGAACGTTTCTAACCAATTTGGATTATGCTCAAAACATTCTGCCGATAAAACAACATCATAAGTTTCATCAGGAGCATCCCATTCCTCTCCTGGACATACAATATCTACGCCTTTACCTTCACCAACATCAATCCCTGTATAATCACAATCATCAAAAAAATCTCTAGCAGATCCATTGATATCTAAACTTCCAATATCCAATACTTTTTTTCCTTTGAAAAATTCTGGATACTTTTCTTTTACTTTCAGAATAAATTCACGCTGTTCTGGATGTGCCATATTTTACTCTTGTCTGGATGAACTTCAAAATTTCTTGGTTGTCTTTTTGATCTTCTGTTGGAGCGTAAAGTGCTCTTTGTCTGGGGTCTACACGGTCTGGTGGGTCAGTCATGTAGTAAACTGCCAGACTTTTTCTATACACTCCCTCGGGACAAGATAGAGGTTGAGGAAGACCGTGCCACGAATTCTGTGTG